GGCGGGTGGCGCTACCGCCACTTATAACTCTTCAAATTCCACACTGACTATTGATTGACATGGGCTGCACAGAAACCATCATCGAAAACGGGCGCGCGATTTACCGCGACTGCCACACCCACAGGCCAGCCGGCGAGCACGCAGAGCCTCCTGCCGGCGGCCCTGGGACCGAGTTGAAAAAGCTTTTGGCAGGCTGGCCGCTTTGGATCGTCGCCAAGCCGAACTGCTCTTGCAATGCTCGAGCACGCACGATGGATAGCAAGGGCTGCGACTGGGTAGCTGCGAACGAAAGCACAGTAGTCGGCTGGCTCCGCGAGGAAGCGGCAAAGCGTTCCCTGCCGTTCCTTGACGCTGTGGGGAAACTGTTAGTACGTCGAGCGATCAGCAACGCCCGAAAGGAAGAGCGACGTGCCCAAGCCCAAGGCGGACAAGCCGCAGTTTGACGCCGAGCCGTTGCACGACGACGACTTTGAGGGGGCGTGTCCGATCCCCGATGAAGACGGCGAGATCGTCCTGCGCCGCAGCAAACCCACGAAGGAGGGAGCCAAGCGTGGCAAAGGCAAAGGCACCGACAAAAAGTCTTCTTGATGACGTGCTCCTGCGGGCACAGGGCAGGAAGCCCGGCTTCAAAAGCTGGGCCGAGCGGTTGCCGCCAGACGCGCAGGCAGAACTAGAACGCGTTCGCCAGGCATTCGACGCGAACGTTCACCAAAAAAACGCGTACGCCGACGCCGTGATTCAATGCTGCCAGGAGCGAGGGTGGCCAACCTGCGGACGCCAAGGAGTCATAGATTGGCTAAACAAACGCTAGCCGACGAGGTGCTCGAGCACGTCGCGTCCGCGGAGCAGCTGGCTGCCGATGCCGAGCTTGCGCGGCTGCGGGCTGAGATCGCTTCATACCGAAACAGGTATAAGGCGGCGCTTGCCCAAATCGACCGCGAGCGGGAGCGTGCCGACGCACTCGTGAGTTTGCAAGGGTTGCAGGCGTCGAAACGCAAGCCCTTGACCAAAGCTGTCAAGGGTCGCAGGCATGCCGCCACGGCCGTGCTGATGTTGAGCGACGTGCACTGCGAGGAACGCGTTCTGCCCGAGACCGTAAACGGCGAGAACGACTACTCGCTGGAGGTCTGCCAGCTGCGGATGGCAGAGCTAGAAGAGCGGTTTCTGGAGTGCCTTGAGCACGAGAGGAACCAGGCAGACATCCGCCGCGTGCTCGTCTGGTTGGGTGGCGATTTCATCACGGGGCACATCCACCCAGACTGTGCCGAGGTGGCCCAGCTCAGCCCCATGAACGCCACGCGGTGGATTGCCGAACGGCTGCGGGGCCTCATCGACAGCGTGGCAAAGCACGCCGAGCAGGTCATCGTCTGCACCAACGCCGGCAACCACGGACGCAGCACCGAGAAAAACCGCATTGCCACGGAGTTGGAACATTCGTGGGAACAGCTGATGTACTTCACGCTGGCCCGCGAGGAGAGGAACGCGAACGTCTCGTGGCAGATCGCTGAAGGCCATCTAGGGTACGTGGACCTCGACGGGTTCCTTGTACGTACTACGCACGGTCACTCAATCCGTTTCGCAGGTGGCGTCTACGGGCTCGCGCTGCCGGCGAGCAAAGCGATTGCACGGTGGGACGCTGGCCGCAAGGCGCACCTCACCATCTTCGGTCACTACCACTCGTGGGGCTGGCTGCGTGGTGCCCGCTACGTGGCGAACGGCAGCGTGATTGGACACTCGCCATACGCTGAACGAGTCGCGTCACCAGAGCGGCCATGCCAAGGAATGGCGATCATCGACCACGGCCGGCACGAGGTGACGCGAGCGTATCCACTTTTCTGCGACCGAGACCTACGAGGGACACATGACGACAACGCTGGAAGAACAAAACGCGAGCCTGCGAAACGCCGTGCTGGAGCGGCTCAACGGAACGCCCGCTGAAAGCTGCTGCGAGGGGGCGAGGTGCACGCCGGCAACGCCGTCCGGTTTCAAGGCGGCGGACATTGAGGACAGTGCCGCGATTCGCACGCTCAAGGCCGCCATCGAAGCCGTCCGCGACCGTCACAAAAAGTACGGCCCACCGTGCGAACACTTTGGAAGGACCGTCGCCCTTATCAACGCAGCGTTTGGCACGACGTTCAAGACTGAGGATTGGCCGACGATCATGATGCTGGACAAGATCGCACGAAGCCGTGGCCCGTGGGACCATCCCGACAACGACATTGATGCAATTGGATACGCCGCGTGCAGGACCGAGGTCCGTGATGCGTGACGCCGTACCGCCGCTCACCGCCGACGACCTCGCGAGAATGGAGCACCGGGCCCGGCGGTTCTCCGGGGCGTACACCGGGACGGCGGGCACGCTGGCCGGCGACGTGATCCGCCTCCTACGCGAGCGGCTGCGGCTCCTCGAGGAGATCGCAGTGCTACGGGCTCGACTCAAAAAATAGCAGCCAGGCGTCACCTTTCCGCCGCTGCCGCGCCGCCTCACCCGTCTCCCTCCGGGTGGGGCGGTGGCGTTTCATGCCGCCGGTCGTTCACCGTTGTGGCAGTCTGGCTGTGCGGGTGGCGCGTCTTGTGAAACCGGGGGGGGGGGGGGCACTGGTGCGGTTGGTCAAGGCGTAGCGGCGGCAGGAGTCCTAGCCCCTCTGCGCCGCCGACGATCGTCGGATCAAGGTAATGGGCCTGTGTTGTCTTCGCGTTCTCGTGGTCCAGTGCTGCTTGGGCATTGCCACCTGCCGCCGCGACGTAGCTGGCGTGGCTCTTTCGGAAGCCGTGGAAGCCGTGGCAGCTAACGCCCGCGCGGGTGCACAAGATTCGGAATGAAGCCCAGATTGAATTCTTGGCACGGTCCCACGGCCAGACGTAGGCGTTCGGGTCGCCCTTGTGTTGTGCCAGTTCTGCGGCGAGCTGCTCTGAAATTGGCCGCAGGATGTCCTTGCAGCGCCCTTTCCGGGTATCCGCCAAGAAGACGACCCGCCGGCCATCTAGATCGACATGCCGCCATGTGAGCCCCTGCAAGCCACCGAGGCGCTCGCCCGTCTCAAACGCGGTGCGGCAGATCGTGCTCCACCACCAGCCCGCTGGAAGGCCCCCGACAAGCCCTTGCCGTTGTCTGGCAACGGTGATAATCGCCTCGATTTCGCTCATTTTGTAGGCGACTGGCACATGCCGCACCGCCGACATCCTTGGCAGGCTGGGAAACTCGACCGCCTGCCCATTGGCTCCCGGCAACCGTTTCTTCGCCGCGTAGTTCCATAGCGCGACTAACTGTGTGCGGTCCTTCAAGACATTCCCGTGAGCCGGGAGCCGGCCGCGGTGCGGCGTCTTGGCTCGCCACCGCAGGAATGACGCGACCACAAAGTCATCCAAGTCGCAAAGCGTCGGGTCTGGATCACGCTGTCTGTCGGTGGTTTTTAGGTAATCGCGGAATCGGTCAATTGTCATCCTGTAATTCTCGACCGTGCGGTCGCGCAGGTTGTGCATCACGACGTACCGGTCGAGTAGTTGCGTCAGTTTCATCGCTGTCTCTCTCTGGGGTAACACCCCCTATCTAGGTCACTGGTCCTTGCGGGGCTCCGCACGGTTGGACTCACCACCCGCGAGCAGAGTTCCTGACGTTCCGGTCGTAGCGATGGCATGAGTCGCGCCGGTCGTATGGCTTACGCAGCCAGACTCCCGTGCCCTCCGCTAATACCTGCCCGTCTGGTCCCATCGTACGGGGCCGGGGGCGGGGGATTCCAGCTTGGGCAGGCAATTTGACGCGGCTTGCCACGGCGTTAGTATTTGGAGGCATGGACACGATGGCACTACCAGTCGGACGGAAGCTCATTTCCACGGCCGAGGCGGCCCGGATTCTCCACGTCTCAATGGGGAGGGTGCGGCAGTTTGCCCTGCTTGGGCCCAAGGATGGCGGCCTTCACAGCTGGCACGCGGCCCCCACGGCCCTCGTTTTTGACGAAGCCGAGGTCCGCAAGTTTAAGGACCGCGACCGCGGCGTAGGCGGCAGGCCGGGCAAGTTCGCCCGCAACTAGGCTTTTCTCCGCAAAAAGCCACATTC